CTGGCGGCATAAAATCCGTACAACGAAAAGTTAACCCTAAAAGATTTTAAAAATGTATTTACAAAAATCAGATTTATTTATTTTGTTGTACCCAGAGATTATCGACACCATAACCCGTGCAGATGATACATTAGTACAAACAGCTTTAGACATTGCAACCGCTGAGGCAAAAACCTACTTAACCCGTTTTAACCTCATAGCACTATTTGGCGGCTACAGCCAGCCTGATGCTGTTACGGGTACTATTACACCACTCGACCCATCAGTAATAGATCAAAATTTAAAAAGTAAAGTGCTTGATCTTGCCGCATGGCAGTTAATAAAATTATGCAATCCAAACATTGATATAAGGCTCTTTAGAACCTCTTATGAAGATGCAATCGCATGGTTTAAAAATGTACAAAAAAGTGCCTTATCTCCCGATGGCTGGGTGTACGAATCTGCCGACCCTGCAACAACATTTCCCAATGGCCTAAGTATTTGGGGCATTACAAATTTAAAACGTCAAAACCAGTGGTAATATGACAACAGAAATAACAACAGGTGCATACAAAGAGCCTATCGACAACGAGAAAGCCATCATCATAAATCAGCTTATAATCCGCAACATTGATAGAACAATGAAGGATATTAGCACCTGGCGCATTAGCCACCGAGCTGCTGAAAGTGTAACCTATCCTATCAGGCAAAGGCTATACGATTTATACGATGATGTAACCTTGGATGGCCACCTAACAGGCATCATTCAAAAACGTTTTTCTGCGGTGTTAAACCACAAACTTATTTTTAAAAATAAGGCAAAAGAACAGGTAGACATTTTTGATGACTTAATCATGTCAGAACGCTTCCAGTCCATGCGGGAAGAGATTTTAAAAACCATGCTATGGGGTATAACTGGCTTTGAATTTATAGTAGGTAAAACATTCGACTGGGCAGAAATTCCTCGCAAACATATTAAGCCCGAATTTAAAGTTATTGGTGTTGAACAATCAGACATAACAGGTTTTAATTATGTAGATATGCCGATGATTTGGGTACTCGGTAAAACCTTCGATTTAGGGATACTGTTAAAGTGCTCTCCCTATGCAATTTGGAAACGTGGCGGCTTGGCAGACTATGCGCAATTCGTGGAAATTTTTGGCCAGCCTGTACGTATATATGAGTACGATGCATTCGATAATAAAACAAAACAAGAGGTGCAAAAAGTAGCCGACGAAGCAGGCGGCGCAATGAGCATTTTAATACCCAAACAAGCAGGTTTTAGAATGGAAGACGGCAAAACCGCCAATGCCAATGGCGACTTGCAAACCAAGTTTGTAAAAACGCTGAACGATGAAATGAGCGTTATTATACTGGGCAATACAGATACCACAACCGCTAGCAAAGGCAGTGGTTTTGCACAAAGCAAAACACACAGCGAGCAGCAGTTAGAAATAACTAAAGCAGATATGAAGTACGAGCTGCAATATTTAAACAGCCCCAAATTTTTATCCATCCTAAAAACTTACGGTTTTCCAACCCAAGGCAGCTTTGAATATGTACAAGTTGCAAACATAGCCGTGCTGGTAGAGCGTATTGCAATCGACGAAGTATTAGCCACCATAGTACCCATTGATGATGATTTTTTCTACGATACTTACCAGATACCAAAACCAAAAAATTACGATGCCATGAAGGCTGTAATGGTAGCCGATAAATTAGCAGCAACAACAAAACCACAACCGCCAAAAGCCGCACAGGTAATACCAAAGCCCGGCACAAAGCCAAAGCCCGGCGATGAGCAAAACGATTTAAGCGCACCCTATGAGGAAGATACCGAATTAGGCATGTGGAACAAGATACGCACGAGGCTAGCCGATTTTTTCGACCCAGCCCCGTAGCTATTGCGGGGCTTACAGAAAGGTTAAATAGAATATATAGTAGCTCTTGTACAGTATGTGGCGGGCGTTTAAATAATTTAAGTTCCCTGCATTTTCCACCCTTACAAAGTGGCGACCCTTTGGATAAATTACTCAATGATATTGCCAAACAATTGTTTGATGAAAAAATAAGCAAGGGCTTTATAAATAACGACCTCTACAATAAAACAGCAGATATGCTCATTAAAGCCGTACACGAAGGTATGGGCGGCACCCGCTTTGCTTATGATGATGAGCGCAATATTTTAAAGGCATATTTAGAACGGAATATTTATAAATTCTCCGCTGCAAAAACACTGGCAGAAATGGAGGAGTTTAAAAAATTAATGCTTAACCCGGATGGAACCATTACAGATTTTGTAACCTTCCGTAACAAAGTAACAGCAGCGGGTTTTACATTTAATCAAACCTATTTAAAAACCGAGTATGATACCGCCTATCAATCCGCATTAATGGCTTGTAAATGGGATACCCTGTCTGCTACCTGCGATTATCTGGAGTATTCTACCGCAAAAGATAACAGGGTAAGGCCGCAACATGCAGTGCTAGACGGTTTAACCTTACCGGTAAACTCTCCAGTATGGAATAACATATGGCCGCCTATAGATTGGAATTGCCGTTGCACAATCGTACCCGGCACTAAACACAATGCAACCCTTACCGATGGCGAAGCTAGTAAATTAGGCAAATTCATCAAACCCTATTTTAAAAATAACAGTGGTAAAACAAAAACAATTTATAAAGATGATCATCCTTATTTTATTGATGCAAACCTAAAAGAAAACAGCCTTAAGGCTGTTAAAAACTATGGTCTTAAATCCATCGAACAAATATTGGCAGATACGACCAAACTGCCTGAAATAGAAGAATTAAAAAGCATAGACGAATATCAAAAATGGTGGCTTAATAAATTCGGTACAGAGCCTGCAATTATAACAGATATAATGAATAATAACATATTATTTGATACCCGGTTTAAAAATCATTTGTTAGAAAAAGTAGCAGATAAAAGGCATGTGTACGCCAGTAATTTTATCAATACCATACAACAACCGAGTGAAGTTTGGAGCGGTTTAAAAAATGGAAAGCTTACAAATTTTTATATTAAGTATTTTAAAACCGATGCTTTCGTAGCAGTAATTAACGACCAGGAGAGTAATTTAAAAGGCTTATCATTTTACAAATTAACACCTGTTAGGCTTAACGAATTAAGGCAGGGAATATTGATTTATTCAAAATAAAAAAGTTGAGGCATAAAGGCAGAACCTTTTGGGAACTCCGTAAACGGGTCAACTTTTTCAACATAAATATACATGAATCCGCAAGAATATGTACAACAATTAAATACCGCTACAAAGCAGTTTAAAGAGTATATTAATAACGAATGGCCTAAACAGTGCGGGCAAATTGCCATTCGTTTTATTAACGGCAATTTTAGAGCACAAGGCTGGCAGGGTAATAGATTTAAACAATGGAAAGCTTTAAAAAAGGCCAGGCCAGGCGGCAGCATTTTACGTAAAACAGGGCATTTAGCAAGCTCTTTTATTTTTACAGTTTCACCCGGGCAAACAAATGTAAAAACGTTGGTGCCTTATGCCAGGGCGCACAACGAAGGTTTTCAGGGCGATGTAACCATCAAAGCTTTTACAAGGCAAATAAAAACGGTAAAAGGCTATACAGTACAAAATGTAAAAGCCCACACACGTAAAATGAATATTCCAAAAAGGCAGTTTATGCCAACCTCCGTATTTGATAGCACCGTTTTTCACGATGCCATCAAACGAGAAACAATAAGAAGTATCAAAAAAATATTTTAATATGCCAACACCACCAACACCAGCAATAACAGTAACCAGTTACTTTGCTCTAATGCTATTAAACATACAAGCAAGAATAACAGCACTGTGTCCCGAAATTAAATGGATAGATCAGGACTTAGGCCAACTGGAAGAAGATACCGAACGCCCACGGGTTCAATGGCCATGCCTACTAATAGATTTTCCCGAAGCCAGCTACGATGAAATGCAAAACCAAAGGCAATGGGCAAGCGCAACAATACAATTTCGCTTAGGCTTCAATCCTTTCACCAGCAGCGCAATGGTAACGCCATTACCAAGTCTGCAATTAGCGTTATCATTTTACGAGCTAGAGCAAAAAGTATTTATAGCCCTACAAGCCTGGAACGGAGAAGGCTTATGCCAGCCATTAACAAGAACAAAAGGAAGAACAGAAAACGGGCGTGCAGATATGTTCCGGGTAAGGGTAATGACGTTTACAACCACATTTCAAGATAGTAGTGCGGTGCCAACAAAAAACACCGCAGCAAGGCCACAATTAGCAATAGCAGATACTAATACCGTTACGAGTAATTAAGCAACGCTCATGCAAAGCGATAATACGCAACTGCATAATCTAAAAATGGCCTCAACTGGAAAGTGCTAGAAAATTTAACTGTAAGGCGTAAAGAAATCAAAGCTGTTTGAGCAAGAACGAGGTAGCAAATCATTGAGCTTTAAAAGCGAGTTCTTTGATTTTAGCCTTACAGTTAAATTTTCAGCCTTTGCAGTTGCAGCCTTGATTTTTTTTGTAACTTTTTTTTATCAAGAAAAAAAAGTTAGCCGGCTATAACAAATTAAATATAATCAGCTAAAGAAGGTACTTCCCAGCTAACCCAGGGCCATCGTTTTTTTAAAGCTGATTTGGTAGGCTTCTCATTCCGAACCCTAATTAAAATATCATGGTTAAGCGCAAGAATATTACGCACAGTAGTTTCACTAAGCCAAAATTGCTTACTGATAATTTTAATTAAAAGTTCATAGCGAAAACCGCTTTGTGTAGCAAAATAATAGTAAGAAGATATAAGGCACTCATTACGATTAAGGTCGTAAGTTTCGCTCCGGCCCCTACGTTGTTTATCAGGAACGGCTACAGGAAAAATGTCGGAAAAAAGAAGATTGCTGCCTCTCATTAATGCAAGTATAATACTATTTTAAATAGTGTTAAAAAAAAGATAACAGCAAAAAACCCCACTTAAAAAAGTGAGGTTTATACATATTGCTTAATCCCTAATTTTATTTATACGCCCATTTTAAATTATTAACATCAAACTCCGCCTGTACATTCCCATTTTGATAAAACTCAGCTTCAATAATTACTTTTTTTGCCTTTAATAATTTTTGTATTATTTTTTGGACTGAACCTAAATAAATTTTATTAGATTTAAAATCCGATGTTTCGGAAATTGTAATATTAAATGGGGCTTCGTTATCAAATTTTATTCTAGCTTTTATATCACCAATCGAACTAATAATAAATTGACCTTTTGAAACTACTAAAAAAACATCGCATGATTCACTTTTCCTTTTTCTTATTCCCAATGTAAAGGTAGAACCTCCATCATAAGGTGCCTCTAATTGTACTTCGTTTGTAGAATTCACCCTGGCAAAAAATATTTTTTCCCCATCCATTTTATCAATATACTCATTATAGCTCCATACTTCATTTTTACCCGACAAATTCCTTGTCACTACCGTAGTATCAACTTTTAAAATAAAAGGAGCATTAGTAGTATCAACTTTTGAATTTAGAATTTTATCAAAATTATCGCTACAGGAACCACCAATAAAAACGATTGATAAAAATAAAAATACTGCTAACGACTTGTTAAATATTCTCTTTAAAATACAACATTTATTTTTCATAAAATAATTTTTGAGCATTAAATTTTTGAGTAAAAACTTATCGAATATAATTTTAAATTGCAATGAAATCTTAGGTTTTCCCCTGTTCAATTAAAACTTAAACAAATCCATCACCGCATTTTCATTTTTCGTAATCGTGATCAAAGCTCCATTTCCAACCAGCGATAAAGCTATTTTGTCGCTAACAAATTCCTTAGTAATAGTATGCTTAGTATGCAGTTCATTATAACTAACAGGTGTAAGCTCCCAGTACCTGCAAAATATTTTTATAAGGTCATCCACTGGCCCTGTAATAGTAGCTTTAGTAATCTGCCCTTTAGCATTATAATATGCTTTTGTAACAACTTTATAAAAACGGTTACCCTGGTATATTTTAGGCGTAGCAACAATAGTTACCGGGCTTATGCTATAATCTAAAGTAATATTATACCTCATCAGTTCACCCCCTAAAAAAAGGGCATAATCAGCAAGGTACATGTACTGCGCACCACTCCAAATAAACAACGTTTTATGACTGCTATTATTCTCAATTCCATCCTGGTATTTATATTGAAATTCAGTACCGTACATTTTTGTAAACTTAGCACTATCCATACCCAATTTCGCCCAAGGCTTTTGGGGCGTGTATTGATTAGGTATATTATAGTTATCTTCTTTTTCAAAATCAGCGTTATGTTTTGCAACACGATCTGCCAAATTTGCTTTTTTATACGCTTCCTCTTTAATTTTATAAGCCAAATTTGAAGAGTCTTCAAACTTTTTTTGGTTTGTCCTAAAAGCTACATACTCGGCATTTTCAGCACTATCCCTAAATTCCAACTGCGATAAAACTGGAGGGTTATTTAATTGCCCCCTGCAATTAAAACAGATAAATTGAAAAGAAATACAAATAAAAATAATCGATTTCATAATCTAGTTTTTAGGTTTAAATTTTATGTAAAAATTTATTATAAACAATCTTAAATTGCGATACTAGGTTAGGCATTTCCTCGTACAAATAATCATTAATTTTTTTAGGGTTTTGGCACCCGTATTTAACTACCCATTCATCCAGCCGTTTAAAATCACCTACCATTTTACCGACTGCATTTATTTTAGTCCAGCCCATTTCTCTAGCCATGCCCAGCATACTAGCAATCATAGCAGCGCATTTATTAAAAATACCATGCCCCTGTATATCTTGCAAATGCTTAATCATAGCAATAGCCTCGTAAAAACTAAGCTCGGTACTGCTAGTACACCTATTGCCGCTAAAGCCAGCAACCATAACCCCCTTACTTTCCTTATCAATATTAAGCTTGCTACAAATAGTAGCAATAATTTTAAGTTGATCCTTATTTAACAAAGCCATGTTGTTGTATTTGTATTAATTAGTGTAATTCGTTGTATTAAAAAATTCGTTAAATGTTATTTGTATTCATTTTCATAAAATTTATCCCGCAAGTAAGTGTCCGGGTCCGCCTTGCTTCGCCATCCTAATTTTTGCAAAAATTTATTATATTCTTTAATAGCAAGAAAAGCTTCAACCTGATCCATCTTAGAAAGTTTAACCCATAACCCCTCCGAACGTTTGCGGTTTATTTTTTTTCCGTACCCATTCCAAAACATTTCAAACGTCACTTCAATTTCAGCAGGTATAATTTTAGTATCCGCACTAAAGGGATGGTTGTTTAACAACACCTCAATAACAGTAGGCACAATCTTTTTAAAATAAGTGGTCTGCACTTCATCCATGCCGCAGTTGCTTAAATCAATATTAATAAGCAGGCCAGCGGCATTATAAACAATATCAGCGGCGGCATTAAACTTTGGGTTACTAATTAAAAATCGTTGCATATGTTAGGTATTTGAATTTGAAACAAAAATATTTCTATTCCTAATCTTTCAGCCAACTCATACTCAAGCCTTGCGCCTTTACTTTTTTTCCAGCCATGTATCATATAAATACCATCACAGCCCATCAATGCAGCTATATCTTCTTTCATAAAACTTTCCCAACTTTGGTTGTGTTTATGTGGCAACGCCATCGGGTTAACTGTTTGATGGCCTTTATTTCCAATATAATTGCTATGGTAATTAAACCAGGTAATTGCTTCCTCTATTGGCACCCCAGTAATTTTCCCGCTTATGTATATTCTCAT